CGTGTATCGGGTGTGTCTCCCCCGATAGTCCTTCAAGGGTTTAATAGCGATATTAACACGTTGGAGAGAGGGGTGAAGGAACGGGTTTTTTATGTCAAGGATAAAGGCCAGTTCGTGAGCCCCCCACTTCCGACACAACAGCATTTCAACCAGGCACTTTTATCGGTGCACGGTCGGCTTGTTAAACTGTTGCCGCGGAGCGCCCCGTTGACATCTCTCGACTTTGTCGAGACTTTCCGGGGCCCGAAACGTAAACTGTATGAGCAAGCATACAAGAGTCTCAGCGAGAAGAGCCTCTGTGATAAGGATGCTGAAGTGAAGGTGTTTGTTAAGTATGAGAAGACAGACTTCTCATCCAAGGCAGATCCAGTCCCTCGAATCATAAGTCCGCGCTCGACTAGATTCAATATTTCATTGGGCCGTTTCCTTAGGCCCGTGGAGGAGCGCATTTTTCATTCTTTGGATGACCTTTTTGGTCATCCTACAGTGTTTAAAGGGATGAATGCAGCCAGAAGCGGCAAATTGATGTACGAAAAGTGGGCTATGTTCAGGAATCCGGTTGCTGTGGGTATGGATGCGAAACGTTTCGATCAGCATTGCTCCATTCCTGCGTTGGAATGGGAGCATTCAATCGAAATGGGTTGTTTTCCCCGCCGCAAGCATCGTCGAGCCCTGAGGAAGCTCCTGCGCCAGCAGTTGCGGAACAAGTGTAAAGGCTATGTTCCCGACGGTAGGCTCAAGTATAGTACAGTGGGTGGTAGGATGAGTGGCGACATGAATACGTCGTTGGGTAACTGCATTTTGATGTGTTCGATGGTTTTAGCCTATGCTGAATCCGTCGGCGTGAAAATTCAGTTAGCTAACAATGGCGATGATTGTGTTGTCTTCATGGAAAGGTCAGATTACGAGCGTTTTGAGCGTGGGGTTAAAGCTTGGTTCCTTCTCATGGGTTATTCTATGGAAGTTGAGCCACCTTGCTACACATTCGAAGAGCTTGAGTTTTGCCAAACCCACCCGGTTTTTGTCGGTCCCGAACATGATGCCTACATCATGGTTCGGCATCCCAAGAGGGCCATCGCGAAGGACACGGTTTGCGTGCACGGTTGGCAATCTCTTGGTATGTATAAAGGATGGCTACACGCAGTTGGCACAGGTGGGCTCGCCATGACTGGTCGCGTGCCTATCTTCCAGGACTTTTACCGCTCTTATATCAGGAGTGGGCGGTACCGGAAGACGGCTAGTGACCTGCAGTCATGGGGGGTTCGCCAGTTGTCCAAAGGCATGGTGAGGACATATGGAGAGGTTCTCCCAGCCACGCGTGCTAGTTTCTACTGGGCGTTTGGTGTGACTCCCGATGAACAACTGGTTTTAGAGGGTTTTTACAGGAGTATGGAGCTTAGAGATGAGTTGGAGCCTTCTCTCCAATTTCAGCCTTCCATGCCCCTGTAGCGGGTGGCGGCGATACCGCTTGGGGTCAATCGATTTAAATGGCCCAAAACGTTCCCTGTTTTGGGGTAAATATTTACGTGCTAATCAGAATGCCGAACGACTGCACGGCGCCGGCCCTTCTTGGGTATCGATTGATGAACAGTCTCCGTTGAAGTCGGGGATCCCATACAACTTCAATATATTTAAAACAACAAACAGACAATTAAATTCAATTCTTATGTCACAATGGCTCGACGTGGTAAGAAAGCTTCCAAGTCCTCCTCCAACTCCACCGCCCTCGTTCCGACGTCTAGAACAATGTTCCGTCCGAACAAAGGTAGTAACACCAAGCAAGTGGCGAAGGTTGTGGTGGCGACTGACAGGTTCCGGCCCAAGAGGCGGGGCCGTACGTCAGTGCCAACATCCTTGCCACCGGTGCTTAGTGCCTATGTGGACCCCTGGGGGGATGCGGCGGACGGGGTCCGATACCCAGATGAATATCGTGGGTATTCAGGCACGTTCGCTTCAACTTTCGAAGCTCGATTGACCACTCCTGGTGTGGCAGGCACATTTACTGACGCTAACATGGTTGGTGTCACTCCCTCTGCCGGCACTGCCCTCGCACTTTTCACTCCTGATCCCTCGTTGGTGATGGTGACTGGCGTGTGTGGCACAAATAATGCGGGCACTTTTGCGGGCGTCCCGAACACGTTCTCGTGGCCCAATGGCATTGCTTACAGCAATGCCGCGGGGACATTGAACTCGTTTGGACCGAGTGCTGGGTTGATTAACACAGACATTGCGTTCTCTAATGTTGGGGCTATGCGTAATATGTACGCGGCTGCGCGATTGGTTTCTGGTGGGGTTAAGTTGAACGGGACCATGAACTATTCTACGGTAAGTGGAACGGTACATTTGGCTCCCGTGTTTGTCAACATGACCCCTGGAACCTCTAACGGTGCTTCTCCGCCTGGAGTTTACGTTGACCCGACGGTCGTTGGACTGGATAATAGTTGGCAGGCTTGTTTGCCAGCGAATCTCCAAGACATGTGTAATCTACCTGGTTATGATTCTTTTCCCTTAAGTGCTCTGCAGAGTGATGAGGTTTGTGCAATTTTAAGAGGATCGGTAGTGAGGCCCTCTTGTTCAAGACTACAGCCAAGACGTGGGGGCTTTCCGATGCTCCTACCAATGACTTGACCAAGCGCAAGGGTTCAACCGACACCCCAGATAATTATGGTCATTACTGCATTCTTGTGTACATCGATGGCGTTCTTGATGCCAGTGGTGGGCCTCCTGCTACACTCACTTCCTTGTTGGAGTTTGAGTTGCGCAACCACTACGAGTGTCAGTTCAACGCCGCGAGCACTACACAGCTTGGTGGTATTGCCGCTAATTCAGGTATCGTAACGCAGGCCCCCCCGCATCAACCCATATTGATGGCGGCTGCTGACAACATTGCTGCTGACATCCCGGCCATCCGGCTGGTTGATGATGGCGGCATTGGTGAGACAGCTTTCGTCAAGGAGGTTGCGCGGGCCTGGAAGAGCGCCGTTTCAGTTGCGGGTAGTGTTGCTACCGCAATAGAAGTTGGCGCTGGCATGCTTGCGATGCTCGGCATCTAGGTTCGGTAGACATTGGCGTTCTTCATTTAAAACCGTGACGTCGCGGTTCAATTCGACGGTCGGGTTAATGCACTGAGTTTGCGGTGCCCCGGAAAAACATGTTCTTCTCTTCATCTTCCCTCGATCGGACCCTTGTGGCCCGTTTCTCGTTTAGGTGTCATCTAAAAATGGGTTTCCCTGCCAGATGATGACACAGCTGTTCAG